GATTGCGGTCATTTAGAAGTTAAGTTTATGATGGCTCCGCATAACCGTGACGAAACCTTAAGTTTAGAAGCTGAATTAAAAACATTACCTCACTTTGAGGATTATTGTACATGGGCTATTGTTCCTATCCGCGGAGATTTGAATAATAAGAATAGTGAACCTACATTTGGATCAGGCAGTGAAGTAATGGAAGGTTATACTAAAGAGGATTATATCTTATTTGGGGATAGAAAATAAATGGCAATGGATAAAGACACTTGGATAGCTGAAAATCTAATTCCAAAAAACACAGAAATTAATACTAGTAGAAGACCTAGATTAAATGTGAAATCAGTGGGTGTAAACATTGGATTTCGCAAAACAAAATTTACGTTATGTGTATTGGGTAGTTGGGCTATCTATATGCCACCTTATAATCTAGCAAGACTTGTTGGACTAATGCGTGAGGCAGGTTATTCAACTACTGTATATGATTTTAATGTTGAATCTCATTATGCATTAAAAGAAGCTAATAGTGATTTAGATGACGCTTGGAACGGAGCTAACTATTGGTGGTGGCAAGGAGATGAATACTATAAACGAATTCATCCTACTTACGAACCTATATTAAAAGAATACTTAGAAATACTATTAGCTGATGAACCTGAAATCATAGGGTTTAGTACATATTACACTAACTTGTTACCCACTAAGTGGATGATAACTGAAATTAAAAAGAGAAGGCCTGATATAACTATAGTCATGGGCGGGCCTGAATGCCATGAAAATTATTATAAAAAACCTGCAGGTGTTGATTATTATTTTATAGGTGAGAGTGAACAAAATATATTAGATTTCTTAGAGAATTGGGAAAACGGTATTAAACCATTGCAACCGGCTATAGGAAGTTTGTATAGTGATACACGTATTGATATTGATAGTTTGCCTTATCCTGACTATAGTGATTTTGACCTAACAAAGTATTGGGGTAAGAATAGTATATGTGCTGAAATCAGTAGAGGATGCATTGCTAAATGCAGTTACTGCACTGAAGTATATTATTGGAAATTTCGTGATAGAGGTGCTAGTAACGTAGTAGATGAGTTAGAGTATCAAGTTCAAAGATATGGTATTACCTTTGTGTCATTTGTTGATAGTTTAATGAATGGAAATCTAAAAGAATTTAGAAATTTTTGCCAAGAATTAGTTGATAGAAAACTAGGGTTTAATTGGTGGGGATATGCTAGAGCTGATGGCCGTATGGATTTAGAATTCTATAAACTTATGCGAGCGGCAGGTTGTGAGGGATTTAACTATGGCATTGAAACTGGAAGTGATAAAGTATTAAAAGCTATCAATAAGAAAAACACAGTAGCAGAAATTAATCAAAACATTATTGACTCTGATAAGGTAGGCATGAAAGTATCTGCTTGTTGGGTTATAGGAGCTCCGGGTGAGGACATAGAAGCATTTACTCATAGTTTTAATATGCTATGGAACCATAGAGCAAGAATTCTTGCGTGTAGTCCGGGTCCTGGCTTAGGTGACAATATGGGTTCTGCATATGATGACCGTGAAAAATTTAACTTAAATGCTAGAAATAAGCCGTGGTTGGGTGGTTGGTATACATTAGATTTAATGAATACAAAATTACATAGACATATTAGAATTAAATTAATGCATATTTGGTTATATCTATGTAAAGAGTATGGTGGTACTGTGACTAATGTACATAGTTCGGAAGGTGCTATTACTGATCATTTTGAATTGAAATTTGACTCAGAATATATCAATGACCATGTTGAATATGAGAATTTTGACTTTAATATTATTAAGTCCGATCAAGGTGTGTTCGCTGATAGTGTGATGAATGAAGCATTTGGATTCTTTAGAATGCTATGGAGAGTTCGCGGTGGATTTGAAATGACATTAAACTTTAATAGTGAATTAGATCACCGAGATTTTATCTTTACTATAGCTCCCGATTCACATACATATACGGCTAAGTTATATTTCAAAATAGATGATGATGGTAATTATGTTACCAAATGTATATTTAAATTTCAAAACAGTTACAAAGATGTAGTTGACGTAGATGGATTTGAGTACACGCATGAAGATACCGGACATTGGAAAGAATCAACTAAAACTAAAATTAATAAAATCTTCTATATAAAAAACGAAATGACTAGACCAAATGCTTTGCCCATAGAAAGTTGTTTCTCATCAATATCCGTTTCAGAAAGACAATTACTTCTTAAAATATCAAAAGATTTAGCAACTAATAGCAATGTAATAGAAATTAATTCAGGTTTAGGTGGTCGTGCGGCTATCCTAGCTAAGGGAAATAAAAATATTAAAATCCATAGTATTGAAACATTCAATGAAGGATCATTAAAACAAGAATTTGAATCAGTTCAATCTTGGATTAAAGAACAACTATTTGATATGTGTAAAGAAAATGATGTGAAAAAAGAAGTAGGGGAAGAATTACTATTTGAATTGAATAAAGACTTGATCCAAGATCCTACAGGAAAATTAGCATGGAATCGTATTACTAGTAAGTATAGCAATATTACTTTATATGAAAAGAACACTCCCGATGGTTTTGAAAATTGGGATATTCCGGTAGATTTGTGTCTAATTAATATTCATCAAAACCCGTCTTTAAAAGATAACTTAAATTTTTGGATTAAGCATATTGTTAATAATGGGTATATAGTAGTAAATTTATACAATCAAACTTATGCCCCGGATGTAGTTAAAGAAATTGATTCTTTACTTATTGAAGGTTGGGAATTATATAATAAAGTAGATTCAATGATTGTGTTGAAAAAGCTTAATTAAACCCTATTTGTTGTGAGATGATTTTGTTTTTTATCATCTCACTTAAAGCTTTTGCGGATTCAAAATTTGGATGACAATTTCTTTTTGATACAAACAAATGTTCATGTTGCATTAATATAGCACTTGTCCATGACTCTCCCATATACGGAAGATGGTCTTTATCAAATCTCATCCAATTGTCATGATTGGTGATATTTTCTCTTGCCACAAAGCTAACAAACGGCGGTGCTAATACTGCAGGTTGTTTAGGAGCTGTATCATTGTGTGTACCTAAACTTTTGTAAAACGTATACGTGACTCCGTTAGCTATTAAAAAACTTTCTAACGTAATTATATTTTTAGTAAAATTCATAAAAATATCTTCATCATATGATTTTCCTATAGCAACAGTAAGATATTCACTTAATTCTTCCAAAATAGGATTACCTTTAGTATGACCTATTTGGCTTATATGTAAATTAAAAAAACAATTGGCCTGCCTAGTGTATTTCATTAATCTTGCAGTAGTAGTCCAACCAATACACACATGATAGTTTTTACGTTCGGCAGGTGGTAAAGATAAAAGATAATTTATAGTACTCATAGCTATCATATCATTACTGTATCCATCGCCGGATATATCTATATGCATACTACCTAAATTTCTAGTAACCATTGAAGGTAGATTACGTTTCATTCTATAATCATATCTATAATTATTCCAAAACTCGACTTCAGCTTCTGTATTATTGCCTGTGAAGCTAAACCAATCTAGTCCTGATTTATTGTTTTCAATACAATAATCTTTCCACACGATTTCATCACCCGCCATAAAACTACAACCGTTAAAAATTAATTTTTTCATATTGGTTTAATCTCTATTACTTTTTTATTTATATCTTGCTCTCTTGCTAATTGTTTAGTATACCAATTTGCTATCTGTTTATTTACAAAATGATTTAACTTCTCCCAATTACCAAATGCTACATAGTTTGAATAATCAGTTGGTTTAAGTTCTTCAACTTGAGGCTCTAATGTCTGTAATATAACACTTATATCTTGGCTAGGCAACTTCCAGATACTTAAATGCTCCGGATGATGTATAGTATTATACCACAAGTTAACTTTATTCTCAGTAGTAAACTTAACAAAATTAGGCATTTCCCACCAATTGTTATTCATGGGATTAACCATAACACTTAATCCACGGTCTTTTTCATGGCAATATTTCTTAAATGTTTGAAAGTTTTCCATCAGATCATCAAAGTTTCCGTTGATACGTATAGATTCATAGTTATCTTTATCTAAACTATCAATACTAATATTCAAATGAATATTACATTTTTCTAATATTTCCCTTACTTGTTTATTATATACAGTTCCATTTGTAGCTATATTGATTCTTAATGACGGATTCATTTCTGCAACTAACATGCAAATATCGTATACAATCTTTTGTGCGAAGGGTTCTCCACCATTAAATCTTAATTCTTCTAAATGGGGTATAAATTCTTTTAATTGTTCTACAAAACTATCATCATATACTGCCGGCATTGGTGGTAGTTTTTCTCGATTCTTTCTGATACCAGAACTTAATCTACCCTCACACATAATACATTCTAAATTACATTGATTGCTAAGTTCTAGTTCAAGTAATGTAGGATATTCTTTTACACTAAATCCATCATATGCCAATGCTAAAGGCCAGGTGTCTGCTTCTATTTTTTGTTTACATACTCTGCATTCACTATTGAATACTCCATCTTTAAGATTGTTTCTATATTCTGTAAATTTTTCACCAAACCATATATCTTTGATGGAACGGGAAGTACTCCATTTATCTAGTTTGCCCACTAATAGCCAACACGGTGCTACATGTCCTTCTGTAGTAAAGTACATATTATTATACGGGGCAACGCATGGGCTTATAGTGTTTATATCTCTATTTTGGTCAAACTCTTTTCGTTTAACGTTATACAATTCAATCTGTTCTTGCGTGAGTTTATTCATCTTTGTAATCCATAATTAGTTGACCCCATTCACCAAACGTGGTCTTAAAATCTTGTTGTCTAAATTTATCTAGTTCTTCATTCTTTGAAATAAATTGTTTAATTAAAGAATTATTATCTCTATTCAGATGTAGGAAGTTTTTAACGATGTTAAATTCTTTAGCAATTAACCGTGCTGATACTATTTCTTTTAATTTATCTGGTAAATTCTTTACACTATGACTAGGTGGATAATGTAATATGTTATAATATGTAAAAATTCCCAAAGACTTAGCCCATTGTAAGTAGTCTGTCAAATAGTATATATTAAATATACTGACCGTTGGGCATAATGTTAAGAATAAGTTGCTGTTATTCTTTCTTAATTCTAAGAATTTTAAAATATTGTCTTGTATAGTATTCCATTCTGTAGGATAACGTTCATACTCCAATCTTGGACCCAAATCATCAACGGATATACACATTGTAATTTCTTTGAATTGAAGTACATGGTCTAAAAATTTCTTATTGTATAACGTACCATTGGTATTCAACAAGATTGTAATGTTTTTAGCATTTCCTGATTTAATTAATAAGTCTAGTACTTTGATGTTTTCAGGGCTAGCCATTGGTTCACCACCGGTTATTTCTAAATGTATTAAATCTTCTGCCCACTTATTAATAACTTCTTCATTTGAAGTGCCTAATATTTTATTGCTAATCCAGTAATCACTACCTTCAACTATGACATTGAATTGTTCTTGGTATTCTTTTAAGAAGGTTGAACTAGCTTGCGGACCGCATATTCTACATTTAAGATTGCATACGTTGTTTAGTTTTAGATCCATAGCACGTGGTCCACTAGTAACAATTGGCTCAAATAGCATAGTGCTTGTATCTATTTTTTTATCTTTTGCAAATTGAACTCTAAAGCTGTTTATTCCAGCCGATTCTTCATCCCAGCAACTTTGACATTCTTTAGGTTTTTTACCATCTAAAAATGCTTGTCTTAAGTTTTGAAAACGCTGGTCATTCCACAATATATCTAAACTACCTTCTTTCATATTAGGTAATTGATATTCATTTGTAGCCTCAGGCTGTGCAAATTTACAACAAGGTCGTAGTGAACCGTTAACGTCAGTAGATAAATTTATCCAGGGTAAAACACAAAAGGTATCAGTTTTCATATTGTTTTAGTAACTCATATAATTCAGGTAACGTGACATTGAATGAATCTTTCCTGTATCCATCATGTAAGCGTGTTTTGTCAAAGAATGTTTTTAATAGTTCGGTATTATACTCTGATCCATACATAAAATTTATAATATTTTCAATAGAAGGTGACCACGCTGTTAACATATTATGTACATCTATGGATAACAGTTTTTCTTTAATGTTATCTTTAACTTCTGTAGGAAGATTAACAATAGAATAATGATGCGGATAGTGAACTAAGTTCAATACTACTTCCATATTATATTGTTTAATAAACTCAAAAAATTCTTTCAAATAAAATACATTTAATATACCAACGGTGGTATAAAATCTCAGTATCATATTAACATTATATTTGACAGCCAATTCTTTATATTTTATAATGTTAGCTTGTACTTCATCCCAATTAGCATTTTTTCGTTGATATTCAAATCGTGGCCCTATGTCATCTATACTAAAATTTATAGTTACTTCTTTGAATGGAGCCCACAACTTAAAAAATTCTTCATCACAAATAGTGCCATTGGTATTATAATATAATCCGGTATTTTTTGGTTTACCGTATTCATTCATAATACGTAGTATCTTATCATGTTCTTGTTGCATCAATGGCTCACCACCATAGAATTCTAAATAATCAATAGTAGGTGCCCATTGTTTTAATATTTCGTCATTACTGGGATTTTCTGAGAACTTCTCCCTCGCATTGCTAGTAAATGATTTAGCATCACCCATATCATGTACCTGTAGGTCAATAATTTCTTTCATCCATTGAGTACTTAAAAACGGTGTACATATTCTACATTTAAGATTACATAAGTTACTTAGTTTTAAGTCTAAGCTTTTTGGATATGGTCTAGGGATATGATGGAAGAATGTAGCATGAGGATGTTCTTTACCACCATTCTCTCTAGTTAATCTCATACTAGGAATACCGGCTGCTTCTTCATCCCAACATGCTTTACACCCTGCAGGACGTTCATTTTTAAGAAACTGGTCACGCACATTTTGAAAATCTTCTTGCTCCCAAAGTTCCCCTATATTTACTTCAGGTAATTTAGGAACATCTTTTTGCCACGTAGGATCTCCTACTTTATACTTACAACACGGTCTTGCTCGTCCATCCGGATCTAATTGAAAATGAGTAAATGGATAAAGACAAAAATTGTCAGGTACTTGCTGTCTTACAAGTTCAGTATATTCTTTATCTGTTACTCTATTTGCAGATGAAGGAGTTGTTTTTTTAATAATATCTACTAAATCGAAACCGTATTTGTCATCTAATAACTTTGACGTATACCAAATCTTAGAACCTTTTCCGTCATCATTTTGAAAAATAGGAATAAATTGCTTTTTATCCATTTAATGCCTTGCACATATTATAAAAATCAGTATATTCAGGAAATGTATCTGTAAACTTCATGTTTCTACGTACATCAAAATCATCAAACCACATAGAAAATGTTTTTCTTTGATGATCTCTATCCATTGTATTATTTCGTATACTTTCAGCTAAAGTACTGATAAACTCCATAAAAGCAATCCATTGACCATAGTCATCGGGTACTAATGGCATTATATCCTTCTTTGTATCCATATACGCTACGCATTCATCAATATACTTTGCAAAATCAGGAGTCAATATTGATGGACTTTGATGGCTAGGGAATGTTACTACACTCTGTTTAATAGCAATAGGTCTACCATGTTTATGGTATAAACTTTCAGCATACATCACAAAATCTTTAATAGAGGATATACTTAACGCATTAATTGCCGGCATAAATCCAAATCCAAAATTCAAATCTTTATTACTCAATACCTTGTCAACATTACTAATGAATCTATCCCACTTAACACCATTACGAATATACTCAGCTTTCTCGCCTACGCTCTCCATACTTACTAGTATCTCAACATCAAATACTTCACTTAGTTTAGGTAAATACGTTAAAAACTTATCTAAGTAATTCTTTGGGGTATTCATGTTAGTAACTATCCAAAAACTTACTTTCTTTTCAGGCGCAATGGCTTGTTTACTTGCTAATAACTTGTCAACAAATGTGTAAAACTCTGGCATGATTAGTGGCTCACCACCTATAATACCTATACGTGTACAATACTTAACCCCGACGGTGTCAAACCATTCCCAAAACTTTTCATTAAAAATATCGGGTGCTTTGGGAAACTCTCTATCATATTGTTCTTGTGTAATTCTACCCAACTTGATTTCTTCAGTAGCCCACTGCGTACTGTAATGGTGATTACAATACATACATTTCATATCACATGTGTTACCCAAACTAATCTCTAACATATATGGATGATTTGAACGTAATTTAGGATCATTGATATCTTTAATATTGTCTAATGTGTTTAAAAAAACTTCTTCGCTATAGGGTTGATTGGGAATCTGTCTACGAACAGTCATGTGACGCCAATATGCCTCAGGTGTATGTCTTGGGCTAGTCATCCCACTATCTTCAATATTCCAACATGTCTTACAATCAGATGTTTTCACTCCTTGTATTAGGTCTAACCTACTTTGTAACATTTTAGGACTATTAAGAAATGCGTCTATCCCGTGAGTTTTTAGTTCTTCTTCAGTTACTTTATTACTAGGTGTTCTACAGCAACTACGAAACTCTCCTCTATCCATATTGAAAATAGGATAGTTCCATTTTAAATCACATATAGTATCTATTGGGCTAACTTTGTCAGCCGAATTATATATCGGTATTGTCTTCATAATTCTTTCGTACTCATTATGTCAAAATTGCAATGGCACATTGTCTTATTACATAATATAGGTGTTTTAGGCACTTCAAACGCTTCAAAAATATTACCAATCTTTCCACCTACTCTACACCAACCACGATATATGTCACCACCTAAATCTACTATAATCTGTTCTGTGCCAGCATAACATTTCCACCCGCTCCAATCATTAGTTTTTTGACTAATAAATCTATGTGCGCTGGAAACAACTTCTGTATTATCTTTTTTAATCATTTTCATAGCACCACGATAATAATCAAACGATTTGGTATACTTAATATGCTTAACAATCAACTCATGTTGTTTATCAAATATTTTCTTTTGGAACTCATCGTAGTCATATAATGTGTCTCCAAAGTCATGTATTAATGGTTGCAATGCCATACTGATATTACCTATACCTTTAACTTTATTAGCTACTGCATAACAAAAATCAAACTTATCCGGACTCATCATAATATTTACATGTGTACGTACATCATCATGCAACATTTTTACTACTTGTACAAAGTGGTCAGCATCTGCAAACTCTGGGTGAAAGCTTAAACATACATGGTCAAAGTATTGTTTGTTATCTTCCCACCAACGTAATGTTCTACTACCATTACTAATTAGTCCTACTTTAGCACCTAATTCAGTACAATGTTTACATATTTCTATAAAATGTTTGTATAGTGTTACTTCACCGCCAGTTAGTTCAAAATAAACTTTACGTGGGGCAACTTGTTCTACTACACGTGTGATGAACTCTTTAACTTTATCTAGTTCAGGCCATTTAATATCACCTGAGTGAAGATTCTCTGGACAATAACTACATTCAAAGTTACACGTATTGCCCATACACCAATTAACGACAAACCATTCTTCATGCGCAGGGTTGCTATGTGCTAACTTTATATAATTATGTTCCATTACCATCCTTCTATTTTTCTAATAACATCCATCTCTTTTACTAACGGTCCGAGATTATATTTATCGGCACTATAATGACGTTTGAAGAACTTGCTTTGTCCTCCGTCAAAATGATGCATCGGTAATCCCAATTTGTCATTTAA